TGAAGCCGCTATCAAAAGCGGCGTCCGTGACGCACGTTGCTACTTCTCTCGCCTTATTGGCAGGTGTCGTTAGCAGAATCGTTGCAAAACCTAGGTGAGGTACGCCTAGTTGGGTAACCCGCAATCTCGCGGAGCCCTCTCTCTTGGAGATTATGATGAGCCAACTGGCCAACATCACCGCCTTCGATGGCGCAGCGACCCCCGTCACCCATACCCTGATCGGTGAGTCGGTCACCCGGGACCCCGATGGGTCCATCATCGCGTCGTACAAGGAGAGCTTGTCGGGTGTTCCCGACTATGCGCAGATCCGGTGCACGCTGAAGAAGAAACGCCTTCCCACCGGCGTTTTCCGAGTTGCAACCCGTGTCGAGGTTCCTGTCATGGAATCGATCGCGGGCCAGAACTCTTCTGGGTATACGGCACCTCCGAAGGTGGCGTACGTGGACACGACCGAGGTCGTGGGGTACTATCACGAGCGCTCGCTTGTGACAGGCCGTCGGTTGTCGCGTCAGCTTGCGATCAACATCGCTGGCAGCATCGCGACCTCTGTTGCACCGGTGACCACCGGTCCGGTGCCGGAGCTAATCGATCAGCTCCTCATGCCGACGTAACTCTCGCGCATCCCGCCGTGAGGCGCTTTGCGTTCGACCTCTCCTTTGAGCTAACTCTGAAGTTTCTCAGGGGCCGTTTATCACTCTTATGGAGGAACGATCGTGTATCAACCACGCAACTGGGTAGAGGATCTCTCACCCGTTGACTCTCTCAATCTACTCAGAGAGTTGGCCCGGCGACACGCTGAGCGCGGAGGCTCCTTTGGTGAGAAGCTCTTGAAGCTGATCGCTGCGGGGGACTACGCTGCAATTTGTGCTGTCAAACTCGAGTACGGCAGTGTTTGGGCTCCACAAGAGCTTTACCACTGTGCCCAGGCACTCGCCTTCTTCCAGAAGGTTGAGTGGCTAGATATTGGGCTAGATCTTCGGCGTAAGGCCGAGGACGACTTCGAGGTTATCCAGACCAAGAACAAAGCCACAAATGACTTCATTCGGTCTGTTCGCAAGGGGGACGTCAGTCTTGCCCCCCGTGTGTCTCGTGTTATTTATGAGGCACAACGAACAATTGCGAGCATACTTGGAGACATTCCAACTTTGTCCCACCTGGGGCTTCGGTTTGGAAAGGGTGGTACCACGCTGACTGCTAAGCGGTCGGCTTCCCGCAGGGAGAAACTTTCTGCGGGTGTATCGTGTAGTAAGGAGCTATTTCCTCTAGCTGTTCGTTTGCTAGAGGAGATGCCCGCTCTCACCACCTGCGCGAGTGTTCTAACTCGCGTAGACGAAGATGGTGAAGAGTGGGATTCAGTCCCTGTCCGAATCGATCCGGGCAAACTGAATCTCGTACCCAAGAAGGCGACGGCTCTCCGAATTGCCATCACAGAGCCCGTGTTGAACGGGATGTTTCAGATGGCGGTGGGTGACCACCTTGTCGGACGCCTAAAGCGCTGGGGGATCGACCTGACTGACCAACGTCGGAATCAGGATATGGCCCATCGGGCCTCGTTGACGGATGACTCCGCAACGGTCGATCTCAGTGATGCCTCGAGCCTCATTTCTACGGAAGTGGTGTTTGAGCTCCTCCCTTTGGACTGGGCTACCTTCCTCGCAAGGGGGAGGACCGGTTCCATTGACTGGCAAGGCCGTGAGGCCGAAGTCCAGTGGTTCTCTAGCATGGGTAACGGGTATACATTCCCGTTAGAGACTCTTATCTTTTATAGTCTCGCTAGAGCATGTATGGTTGACTTTGACCCTTCAAGGTTGGCCGTATATGGTGACGATATAATCCTTCCGTCTTCGGACTACGCACTTCTGCGTGAAGTCTTCACGGCTCTTGGATTTGTCATCAACGAGAGGAAGACCTTCCTAAAAGGACCTTTTCGCGAGTCCTGTGGAGGTGATTACTATCTTGG